GAACTCCGCACGGACTACGTCACCCTCTCCCTCCGCGCACGCGACCTCGCCCAGAACAACGAGTTTGTTGCCGCGTGGCTGTCGAGCGTCGTGCGCAACGTCATCGGCCCGTCCGGCTTCACGCTCCAGTCCCGCTCCGCCGATCCCGCCCTGCGCCGCACGATTGAGGTGCTATGGCGCGAATACCAGTCCCGCTCCGCCGCCGCCGTCACGCTCGACGAATCCCAGTCCGGCCGCGACTTCGACACGCTCGTCCTGCGCACGCTCTGCATCTACGGCGAGGCATTCATCCGCCGCGTCTACGACCCCGCGTCCCGCTTCGGCGTCCGCTATGAGCTTATCGACCCGCTGGCCGTCGACCCGTATTACTGGCAGGAGCCGCTCCCCGGCCTCGACGGAGACCGTATCGTTATGGGCATCCGCCTCGACGCTCGCGGACGCGCCAAGGCCTACTACGTCCGCCAGTCCACGCAGGAGGATTACTTTTCCGGACCCCGCGTCGAGGTCCCCGCCGCGGAGATGATCCACATCTACCGGCGAAACTTCCCGGATCAGGTCCGCGGATATTCCCCGCTCGCTCCGGTCATACTCAACCTGCACCAGCTCGACGGATACAAGGAATCCGAGGTCATCCACGCCCGGATTGCCGCGTGTTCCATGGGCGTGTGGGAGCAGAACGGCGACACCGGCGTTGACCTCATCGACCAGCAGAACGACAAGGGCGAGTTCGTCCGCGAGTTCAAGCCGGGCATCTGGCCCGTAGCCCCGCGAGGTTACACGGCGAAATTCTTGCAGAATGCCGGCCCGAACGGCCAGTTCGGCCCGTTCTGGAAGGCCATGATCCGATCCGTTGCCGGCGCGCTCGGCGTCAGCTACAACAAAGCCGCCGGCGACTACGAATCGACCTCGTATTCGAGCCTGCGCGAGGCTTCCCTTGAAGACCGCGCCACCTATGCCGAGCTCCAGAACTTTTTTGTCGAGTCATGGAAATCGCTCCAGTTTCGCGCGTTCCTCGATGACGCTGCCGCTTCCGGCCTGATCCCGCGCCTTTCCGCCTCCGATTACGCTCACCGCTTTTTCGGCCGCCAGCAGAGCTGGGTCGATCCGAAAGCGGAAATCGAGGCCAAAGGCGACGAATACCGCCTGCTGCTCACCGACCCGATCACGGAGCTTGAATCCCGCGGCATCGACCCGGAAGAGACCCTTGACCACTGGCGCGAGTTCCGCCGTATGTGCGCCGCACGCGGCATCGACCCCGATACCATGCTCGGCGTGTTCGTTCAGAAGACCGCCGGCAATAACAACAATCAGCCTCAATCCGAGGCCGAAACAAAAAAGGAATCCTGACCATGTCCGAACCTGACGTCAACCTCGCCGCCCTCGAAATCTCATTCCCCTGCGCCTCGGAAGCCCCCTTCGTCCGCCGTTCCGGCGGCGTCGAGTTCGCGGAAGTCCTCCGCTGCTCCGAGGACGCCGTCGATCTTTCCCGCCTCAACGGCGGCGCGTCCATCCTCAAAAATCACGACCCGGACCGCATCCTCGGCAAGGTCGTCGCGGCATGGATTGAGGACGCGCGCGTCTGGGTCCGCGCCAGATTCTGCTCCGACGACGACGCCCGCGCATATTTCTCTGACATCGCCGCCGGCACCCTCCAGAACGTCTCCATCGGCTACACCGTCGATGAGTTCGAGGACGCCGCCGAGGGCGACACCGTCACCCGTACAGCCACAAAATGGACCATCCTCGAGGTCTCCGTCGCCGTCGGCATCCCCGCCGATCCGACCGTCGGCTTCTACCGTTCGTATGACGGCGCTTATGACGCCGCCCCCGCCGCTCCCACGGAAACGGCGGAACCGGCCGCAGAAACCGCAAATAACGCGGAAAATGACCTCGCCGCTTCGTTCCGTTCCGCCGCCGAGGCAGCCGGCGTCCCCGAAGTCGCCGAACGCGCCATCCGCAGCCATGCCTCCCCTGATGATTTCCGGCGCGATCTCCGCGCCGCTTTGAGCGTAAGAACCCTCAACACCCCAAAAAGGAGCCTCAATATGTCTTCTGCCGCCCCCCAGTCCGCGCGGCGCTTCAGCGTCGCGGAAGCCCTCCGTTCCATGGTCACCGGAACCGGCGCAGAGTTCGAGCGCGAAATCTCCGCCGAGCTCTACCGCCAGTCCGGCCTCACGCCGAGCGGAGAAAACGCCATGATGATCCCGATCAACCCGGCCACCATGCCCACCATGTTCCGTGCGTTCCCCTCGGACGGCCAGTTCGACGCCGCGAGCGGATCCGGCCTCGTCACGATCGAGAACCTCCCGGACATGTTCGTGAGCTACGTCCGGACCAAAATCGGCGTCCGCAACGCAACGTTCCTGACCGGGCTTACCACGACGACCACGATCCCGATCCAGACCGGGACCGGCTCCGTCGCATGGGTCGACGGCCTCAACGCCGACGGCGCGGAGTCCAACCCGACCATCAGCAACGGCACTCTCACGCCGCACAAGCTCTCCGCTTATACGCCCGTCGGCAAGGACCTCGTGCTTCAGGGCAATCCGTCCGCCGTCAATGTGGCAATCAACGACCTCACCGCCCTGCTGGCGCGCGCCATCGGCACCGCCATCCTCAAGGGCAACGCCTCCAGCCCGGCCATCACCGGTATCGCCACCGCCACGGGCGTCCAGACCGTCACGATTGCCGACATCGCCTCGGCGACGTGGTCCGACATGCTCAAGTTCGCCGGCGCGGTCGACGGCAAAGAGATTGCCGGCCCGCTCGAGTTCGTCATGTCTGCGGCCGATAAGGCCACGCTCAAGGGCATCGCCAAGGACTACGGCCGATTCATTTGCGAAGACGACCGAATCGACGGACACTATGTGAGCGTGGACGGCTCCCTCTCCAGCGGCGAAATCTTCTTCGGCGACTTCTCCAACGTGCTTGTCGGACAGTGGGGCGGACTGGAGATCATGATCGACCCGTTCCGCTACGCTCGTTCCGGCGGCGTGGAAATCATCGCCACGCTCGTTTCTGACATCCTCGTCCGGAACCCGTCCTGCTTCGTCAAGCGCGTCGCCCCGGCGGTCACCACCGCGTAAAAGGACCTCGCGCCGTGCGGATCAATCTCCACTTCGAGCTCGCGCCCGGCGACTGCTGGGCGCTGATCCCGCTGCTCCGCGACTTCGCGGAACAGCAGCCCGCGCACGAACTATGCCCGGTCACACCCTCGAACGAGGTGTTCGCCGGGCTTCCCTTCTACCGCGCCCCACGCCCGAAGCCCGACCTCGATCTGCGTTTCCGCTTCACGCCCGACCGCGTCTCCGACGGCTGCGCCTTTTACGGCACCGACGGCGTCAGCACGATGCCGGGCGTCTTCTACGAGTTCATAACCAGCTCAACCGGCCTCCTTGTCGAGCGGCGGACCGGCGCGCCGGAGGTGTTCCTTTCGGCCTTCGAGCGCCGCTGGTCCGCCGTGCCTTTGGAACGCCCCGTCTGCGTGCTCAACGCAGGCCATAAGGCCGACATCCCCGTCAAGGACTGGGGATTCGAAAACTTCTCCGCCGTGGTCGCGGCCCTGCGTGACCGCGTCCTGTTCGTTCAGGTCGGCGCCAACCGCGCCGGCTTCGATTTTCACCGACACGTCCCCGGCGCGCTAGATCTCATCGGCAAGACCTCGCTCCGCGAGCTTGCCGCGCTGGTATATCATGCGGATTTTGTTCTCACGGGCATCTCTCAGCTCCACCACCTCGCCGGAATCCAGGCATACAAGCCGCGCCGTTGCATCACGCTCGCCGGCGCTCGCGAGCCATCCAACTGGGCGAACTGCTGGTCCCGTCCCGGCGTCACCTGGCACTGGCTCGACGCTCAAGACTGCCGCGGCAATCCGCCCGGCTGCTGGCGGTCAACATGCCCGGAATGTTCCGCGATGGCCTCAATCACGCCGGAAACCGTCATCAACCTCATTAAGGAGCAAATCGCATGAACTGTCCTCCCGTCCGCTTCCTCCGTTTCACGGCTTCCTGCACCGCGTTCGGCCGCAATAATGCAGCCGGTGACGTCTTCCCGCTTGCCGACCTCGCCGCGTTCCGGTCAGACCTCGAAATCGTCCTCGGCGCGAACCTCGCGGAAATCATCGAGCGTTTTCCCGCTCCCGAGCTTGCCGCCGGGCAGAAAAAGAAAAAGGCCAAAAAATGAGCAATCCTTTCGCGCAGGCAACAGCCTCAATCTTCGCTAATGCGGATTTCGCCGAATCCGCCACCTTCGGCAGCACGTCCGCCGTCGTGATCCGTTCCAAGATCACCGAGGCGGAGGAACTCCGCCAGTTCGGCATCGACGAGGGCGTCTCCTTTTTCCTTCGCGTTCAGGTCGCCAGCCTCGCCGCACCCCCGAAACGCAACGACCTCGTCACTTTCGGCGGCGTCGAATACCGCGTTGACCGCGTCGAGCTTGATTCCGCCGATCAGACGTACGCCGTATACCTCAAGTCCAAGTCGTCGAGGTGATGTCATGGATGCCGGAATGTCTGTCCAGCTCGCTCAATTCGAGGCCAACCTCCGCCGTATCTCCGCCGAGGCCGACGCAATCCGCGCGGCGGTCCTCGATTCCGGCGTCTCCGCGTTCGCGGTCACCGCTCAGCGATACACGCCGCCCGCCATCGGCTCCGCTCGCCTCCCGTCCGTATGGTTTGAGGACGGCGTCGAGGCTGATGATCCCGACCGTCCCCCGCGTCCCTATGGACGCCGTATCGTCCGCGACCTCGTCACCATCGCTCGTTCCCGTTCCCGCCTCGCCGGCTGGGCCGGACGCCTCCTCCGGCAGGGCGTCCGCTTCTCCGTCACCTCGGGACGAGGTCAGAACTCCCCCCGCCGGAAACCGAAATTCCTCGCCGATTCCGCCATCACCGCCAAGGCCGACGCGCACGAATCCAACCGCGGTTCCCTCCGCGCCGCGTGGGGCCTCGCGTTCCCATCGATCGGCCTCGCAGTCCCGGCCGCGTTCCGCTACCTCACCGCCGCCCGCCCGGACATGCGAAACTTCGCAGCCGCTTCCCGGACCGCCGATTCCGTCACCATCGAGAACCTCCACCCGGACGCATCCGGGAACTGGGTTCCGCTCATGGAATCGAAGGCATATTTTTCCGCCCTGAAGACCATGAATGCCCGCCTCGAATCGTTCGTTCGGAAGGAGCAGACCGCATGACCGACACCGACACGACCACCGCCGCCGATCCGACCCCGACCCCCGTCCCGTTCGAGGCCGCGCTCGTCTCTGCCGTCCTCTCCCTCGTCACCCTCACGGACGCCTCGATCCCCAAGCGCAGCGCCTATGATCCCGACACCGACCCCGGCACCGGCGTCGTCGTCGCAGAAGTAACCGCCGTCGAGCTCCCGAATCACGGCCTCAACGACTACTTTTTCCGCGTCGCCGTCTCCGGCCGCACCCTCGCCAGCGAGGACCCGGACAAAACGATCATCAGAACCATTGCCGGCGACGTCCTCCGCTCATTCGCCGCCATGACCCCCGCCGCCATCGGCACCGCGCTCAGTCTCAAGGCTCCCGCCGCCTGCGTCGGCATCCTCCGCGACAATTCAGCTTCCGTACGCTCGTCAGGCCTTGATAATATTTTCTCGTCCGAAATAAAAATCGTCTTCACCGAACTCACATTTTAAAAAAAATAAGGAGAAAAAACATGGCAAGACAATTCGGCATCATCTCCACCGTTTCCGGCTTCACCGGCGTCGTCGTCACCTCGTTCGACAAGCAGACCACCGTCGAGGTCGCCGAAGCGCGCGACGGATCCGGGAAAGTGACCGACCAGAAGGCGTACAGCCGCACGACTACTCTGACGGCAACATGCCTCCTCGACAGCGCCGACTACTCCGTCGCCGCCGGCGATTCCATCACCTTCGATTCCGTCTCCTACCTCATCACC